CATCTCTTAAATATCCTGTTCCTTCTGGTATTGGGGTTACTTCATAAGGTTGATTACTTGTACCTGAAGCAGGTCTATCCCCACCAAATCTTAAACTTTTTAGATTTGTTTTAAGATTAATTAGACGACCCCTAGACTCAGGTGTAAGTGTACTAGACATATAATATTATTTTAGCAAGATGCTCCTGCAGGTAAATTATCTTTATATTTTTCAACACCATCACCTGGAGCTAATGAAGTAGCATTAGGTAATTGACCATTACGTGGTCTTACTGATAATTTATCAGGATCTGTATCTAAAGAATACTCAAAATGTAATGTTGAAGTTGCAAAATCAGGTGTTGCTGGTGTTGCACCATTATCTTTTGATAAAGGTGAACCATCTTTTTCTAATTTATTTACTAATGAATTTTCCATTTTTTTAGTTTTTATTAATTAATTATTTATTATAAATATTATCCCATATTAGAGGTTGCTAATGCTAATGATTTACCTACTTTATTTCCATCAATAAACACATCACCACCTTCTTTAACTGCTGATACTAATTCTTTAAGTAATGAAATAACTTCACCATTTCCACCTCCTAAATTAGTTCCACCAATTATAATATCATCTTTTCTAAATTTTTGTATTGGTTGACCAGGTCTTGAAATAAAATCTGCTGCTGTTCCTCCTGAACTTGCTTTACTTATATCTCTTGCTGCTAATCCAGCATCGAGTGCTACTGATGCTGCAGTACCTAATCCTGGGATAGTACTAGCTGCTCCTGAAGCTAATTCTAAAGCTGCTCCAGCAAAGTCTCCCTTTAATGCTCTCTGTAAGCCAAATCCAACTCCTGCTAATAGACCAACTCCAGGTATTTTCTTTAATAATGATTTACCTAAAGATTTTGCTCCTAATTTTCCAATATTTTTACCTGCAATCTTTCCCCCTTGTTTTGCTAATTGATCTTTTGCTTCTTTTCCTCCAAATCCAGCTGCTATCTGTTTAGTTGAAAGTCCTTTTGCTGTTGCTTTTGCTAATGCTGTTTTCCCACTACTTTTACCAAATATTTTATTAAATGTTTTACCTAAAGCCCCTGCTTTACTTAAGTAAACAGCCATTGGATTAGAAGCTGAACCTAGTTTTCCTCCTTTCAACAGTTTTATTCCTACACCTAATGCTCCAACTACACCTAAAGATTTTAAAGGATTATCAGCAATTAATTTAACAATTTTACCTATTCCTTCTAGTGCTTTTTTAAAACCTTCACTTTGAGCTACTGCTGCTAAACCTTTTGAAACTTTTTCTGCAATAGGAGCTATACTCACCATCAATGTTTCTTTTGCTTGTTGTAACATTCTCATAGAAGATTCTGCTTCTTTTCCTTGTTTAATAGTTTTATCTAAATTATTAGCTGACAATTGGGCTAATGCTTCTTCTCTAGAAAGTCCCTGTTTTTCAAGTATAGCTAATGCTTGTTCCGCTTTTTCTCTGTCTTTAATGCCTTTTTTAGATAATTCATTTTGTAATAATCTAGCTCTATTAGCTTTAAGCATATCTTCAACAGACATACCTAATGATTTAGCTAATGCTTCTTGTTTAATAACATTTCCTTCTGTTTGATCTATATTATCAGCTAAAATTCTATTTAATTCTTTAGCTTGCAAATCTACATTACCTGTTAATGCTGCGTATCTTAACTGTTCTAGATTTAAATTTTTACCTAAAAGCAATTCTGCTTCCATTTCATTCTGGATAGAACTTTCAAAATCTAATGTAGATTTAGCAGCAGCAGTAATTTGATCCATTGTCATTCCTAATCTTTTAGCATTAAATGCTGCTTTTGCTAATGCGTCAGGATTATTTCTTAAATTAAATGAAGTTTCTGCGGAAGCAGTTGCTACATCATTTATTATATCATTTAAATTAAGAGATGTATCATTTGATAAATTTAATCCTGTAACTACACCCCCTATTTGACTAGCGATTTGATCAAAACTTTTCCCTGATAAAGTTGCTGTTTTAAATAATCCTTGAGATGCTTCTTTACTTAATCCTAGAAAATGAGAATATTGTTGATAAGCTTTAATTTGTTTTTCTGATAGCATTACTTGGGTTCCTGCAGCTTCATTCATATCTAATAAAGCTGTTCTAGCTTCATCAAAAGAAAGAAATAAATCACCTGTAGCTATTTCTTTTAAAGCTGTTGATGTTCCTTTAGCTCCACCTTGTATTCCAAGAAATGCTTTACCTATATCAGCTGTAAATTGAGAAAATTTCTGGCCTAGTTTTAATAAACCTGTAAATGCTTTTGTTAATAGTCCAAATACTACCACAGGATCTGATAGAGCTTGGCCTATTCCTTCAAAAATAGATTTAAGACCCGCACCTACTACTTTTAATTTAGAACCACTTTTAGCTGCTTCTCTTATATTCTTTTTTCCATCCTCAAAAAATTCTGATCCTATTCCAATTTTACCTAAAGTTTTAGATAAACTATTAAATAAAGCTCCTGTTACTCCCGCAGTTTTAGCAATTTTTTCTTCAGCTTTTATTCTTTTTTCAGCTTGGTCAATAATAATCTGATTTACATCTACTCCCTTTGAAAGCTCTTCATATAAATCTTTTTCTTTACCTACAAGTTTTTCTCCAAGATCTATTCGGTCTTTAAGAGATTTTCTTATTCTATCTTGATTTGTTTGTTCAGCTAAAGCTCTTTTTTTAATAGCTACTAATTGCTTTTTTTCAAGATCAATAACTCCTTCTAAATCATCTTCTAATTGAGATGCTAAACTTTTTAAAGTTTTAAATGATTTTGTTCCTTCTTTAACAGGATCATTAAATCCTTTTTCAAATTGTTTTCCAATATTAACAATTAATTGTGAAATATCACTAAAACCTTCATTTAATTCGGCTACTTCAGCTCTTGCTTCACGAAGATAAATTGCTATTTGTTCTGCTCCCTTAGCTCCTTTTTGAAAAGCACTAGCATCTATAGGAGATCTTTTTAACTCTTTATAAAGTTTATTAAGATCTTGTAAATCTTTTTTAAATTTATTTGGATCGTACTTCCCCATTAAATAATATTTTATTATAAATATTAAAAAATATTATTTTCTTGACGCTTTAGCTACATATGATGGAGGAGTTACTGTCCTTTTTGTTGGTATTTTTGATTTATCAGGGTTAGCTAAATCTATAGAATTATTTGTTGAATTTGATTCATTTGCAGCATTTTTTTCATCGTAATATTCTTTAAGTTTTTTAAATGTAAATTTACGAAGCCACATAGGCATATTATAAACTGTTACCCAATCATACCCTCCATTACCATTAAATACTATTTCATGGATTTGGGAAAATAAATTACTTCTATAATCTAATGCTTCCTTAGGCGTCAGGGAAAAAAAAGTTTAAAGAAAGGGGTACATCTATTTCTTCAACTTCATCAAAGTCATTTGTAATTTGAGTTTTTAACTCTATATCAGGTTGTAATTTTACTACATGATCTCTTAATGCTTTAGCATCTCGAGCTAATAAATAATTATCAACAAAATCTCTAACAGTTTTACCTGATGTATCTCCCTCAACTGAGGTTATTAAAAATTTCATTCTTGTAGAATACTCAGGTGAAGCATTTGGATTAATTTTTTTAATACCTTGTATTTCTTCATCAATTTGTTTATCTAAACCATCAGTTAATAGTCTAAATGTTATTTTAGTCCCTGATGAAGGTAACTCCCAATTAAATTCATTTTTCCCATTATTAAATAAACTTTCATCTATTTCTTTATTTTTAAGTTCACTTAAATCTACTGTATATTCTTTTCCTCTATAAGAAATAGTATAATCTTTACCATATCCTAATATACGAGAGGCAATTAATATAGCATTTTTATCACCAATTAATAAGTCTTTAATATCAACTTTTGTTATAATTAATGCTTGTAATAATTTATCTAATACAATACCCTTAGCTATGTAATTTTGGTTTGTTAATATATCTTCTTCTTTAGCAGTCATATATTTCATCTCAATCTTACCAGATTTTAATGGATGACCTTCAGGATATAATAAACCCTTTGATGGTAATTCTACTTCTTCTGTTGGAAATTTAAACTTATTTTCAGACATAGTTTTTATTTGTTAATAACTTAATTTTATTATACATATACATGATACAAAAAAGCTTGACCAAAGCCAAGCTTAAATGTAAAATATGTAAATTTTCTTTTAGAAATTTAATACGCAGTAATCCATTCCTATTGTTAGTGAAATGTTCATTACAGTAGTGTCGTCATCCCAACTCATATCACCAAATGCAGCATCTTTAATAAATGCTCCTTTAATAATCCACTCTGAAACTACATCACCTACAGGACCTAGTACATCAATTGTTAAATCTTTTTTATAGAAATCAGAATAACCATCTCTACCAGTAACTGATTCATGGTGTAATCTTGTCCACTCCATTACTGCTTGAGCTCCTGAAGGGGTAATTGGATCAAATAATTCCATTGTTAAATCATTCCATCTTAATTTACCTTTTACTTTTCTATAAGTGTTTATATGATTTAATACTATTTCATCCTGCGCGAACCCCATTCCACTAACTCCTTTAATTATATACGATGGTATACCATCAACATACAATATAAATCTATTAGCTACTTTTGGTTCAAAAGCGGTGAAAAATATTTCGTTGGGATCTAATACTGCCATTTTTTATGTTATTTTATTTTATTATAAATATTATTGTTTTTCATTTTTATGCTGGGAAAGTTGCTCCAGTTGGTAAAATGTTAAAGTCTAGGTAAATAAATTCAGCTGTTTTAGTTGGTTGTAAATAAACAGCACCAATTAATTCATTTCTATCAATTACATCTGGTGTGTTGTTTGTATTATCCATTACAACTTTAAATGCATATAAACCTTGTCTTTGTTGTACTGACTCTAAGTAAGGATTAACTTGACTTAAGAACGTATTTCTTGTAGCTGCAGTATTTTGTTCAAATACTAATGTATCAGCAATTTGAGAAATATAATTTTTAAGTGTAATTAATAACCTTCTTACATTTACTCTATCTAAAGCAGAAGCTTTAGTTTGAAGTGTTTTCTGTCCAAATACTACAATTCCTTGTCCTGGGAATGAAGCTATTGGATTTACTTTTCCAGTATATAAAGTATCTCTGTCAGTGTTAGTTAATTTTCTTTCTGCTTGATTAACTGCTCCTAATCCACCTCTATTAATACCTGCTGGTGCAAACCATGGTTCACCTGCTCTATCATTAAAGGCATAAACACCTGGTATCATTGTTGAAGCTGGAACCCAAACTAATTCTCTTGAATCTGGATCTGTAACTTGTAGCC